TGATTCGTTTTTGCAATCATTAATGAGCATTATTTATTTATCCTTTCAAAATTATTTTGTTGTGGAAGTAAATTTTTGGTTATCCAAACTGAAGAAAAGGGAGGATTGAGACTAGGTTTTTCATCTTCATATGATTTAAAATAACTTATTCTTTTGTTTAACCACATTATTTCAAACTTATTTTTTGCAAATAACTCAAAACGATGTTGACTCTCAAATAGCCCGACCACTCCGACCAACATAGCAAAGTCTATGTCTATTGTAAACAGCCTTTCAAAAACTTTACCTTTTTGCGAATAAGGAGGATTTGAAATAATTACATCACATCCGGGAGGATCAATAACAAAAAAATCCTTATCTTCTGATAAATGAGTGTATATTACTTCATTTCCTCTGTTTTGAAATGTTTTTACAATAAGACTTTTTTCAGTATCAAAAGGACACCAAACAATCCTATCAATATCTACATATTTTAACAACGGTTCTATAGCATAGAATGGAGTATAAAACTCGTCATTATTACTATTGGCAACAACATCTAACTTCATTTCCTTTCATTTAGGATGATTTACATAGCAATTTGCATTGTTTATTTTTCGGACTCACCTTTGCTTTCTTCAGCCATTCTATGGCTTTCAAAATAAACTGCTCTTCCTCGTCATCCACATAAGAGATAAGATTAGTGAGATTTTTTACTAAATATTTTTGATATTGATTCATTTAATCCTTATTGTCTCCAAGGTTTCTTGGCAGAAGCAGGTTCCCTAATAGGACTCCACAACTTTCCCCATTGATTGCCGGGTAAAGGTGACTTGCGATAGACTGCGTATTGACCGCTTCCCTGACTGTTTGTCCATCTACCGGAACCCGATTGACCATACGTTACACCACGATACGTAAACGAATAATGACAATGACTAGGTGTAGCTCCTACATGACGATAAAATACGTCTGTAACCCCGTCTCCATTGATATTACCAAAGAAAGAGTAAATACCGCAAGGGACATTCGTATGATCCGTGTACAAATACCCGTACACACCTACAGACTTATTCCCCTGATACCAGGTCTCATAACCGCCGTAATTATTCGTCCATTCTCCTTGAGTATTATTACAATCTAAAGATAACGTACTATTAAAACTATTGATAGCACGTTGATAAAGAAAATGACAAGCGGGTACTCCATAATTCTTGGTACAGACATCATAATCAAATATCTCAGCAGTATATACGTTCCCAGGAATGTGACCGGAACCTTGACCACGGCTGTTGAACGTACCTACTACATCCCAAGTACCAAAATAGGCCATACGCCATTCACCCATCTGATAACAAATCTGAGTAGCTTGGGAAAAAGCCTGAGTAGCAAACATTAAAACAAGTGCTAAAGCAAATACAACTCCTTTCATTTAAGTTACCTCTACAAAATTATTTATTTTCGTATTTTCGTTGTTCTTCCTGAATCAGACGAAGACTTAATTGATGGTCTCTGTTGTATAAATCGGTGTTACCGGAAGCGCCCGTAGTCACGCAATTCCACACACCCGATACTTCTAAGTCAATTTTATTTTCCGCAACATCCTGAATAAAGGGCATATCTGGATTAACAATAATTTCTCCTGTATATAACATGTTAAAGATCCACGGAGTTAATGTAGAAACACGATAATTAAAAAGTAAATCTTCCATATTGACCAATTGAGGATCAACATAGTTACCGTACTTTTTCTTCAATTCTCGCAAAATATGACAATGTACTGCCATACTTGCCCATGAAGCAAAGAACCCCCCTTTAGTAAATCCTTCTTTAATCATGTTAGACGGAACCGGCTTATTGCCTATTTCGTCAAAACTGCCATTACGATGAACAACAAAAGGGCTGTACACTGCTAAATGTCCACGATTAAACGCCTCAGCATCAATTTCCAACTTTGTAGGCATAAACCAATCGTCAGAACCTAACCTTGTCCAATAATCAGCAGTATTTACTGCAATATCCATTCCTCTTTCATTTGCCAAAACGCCACCACCATGCTTCAAATACTTGGCATAGAAAAATCGTGGATCTTGGTTGCAATACTCGGATACTACCTGTTCGGTATTGTCAGTGCTTCCGTCATCGACAACTACACAATGCCATTTTTCATATGTCTGAGCAATCAAACTATCAAGGGCACGAGGAAGATCCTTTGCTCTATTATAAGCAGAGACGATAACACAGAAATGTCTTTCTAACTTCTTAAAATTCCTCATCATTAAAGTGAGATTGATTTGTTTTTCTGTGAAGGGAGTGGGAACATTTTCATCTGTAACTTTAATAGAACCATTAGGAATAATGTCTTGTTCTACTTTACGGTAGGTTGCTTCATCGGTAAACTGTAAATGCCGTGCTACTCCCCCTAACTCGATACCGTCAGGACCAGCGGCATATTGAAGAGCCTTGAACTTCAAATTTTGTCCGACATTCCCATAGTGAAGAAGTTCAAAAGGAGCTAATTGAATAGCGTCAGGATCTTTAGCACGAGCAATTAATAATTGCTTGGGGAATTGCGGTCTATGCGTACCCTCGCCAACATCAAAGGATAAGTCCCCGCGATAACGCCACAACTTGACAAAATGACCGTCATCAAAACCATCATCCGTTCGAGCATAATTTGTATTCCTCCAAAACTGAGTGTAATGAAACATCCAACCGGCAGTAGAAGTTTTCAAATTTTTCTCACAGAAATCTCGTAGTCCTTCAGTGCCCGCCTTATCTAATACCTCGTCAGAATCAATCCAGAATATGTAACTGTAAGGCCCCTTCTTATGGATCATCTGTAACAAATCTTCCTTATGAAACATCTCCCTTGCAAAAGAATGTTGTTCAGGAGGAACAATCAACAGTTGATCTTCTGGAACTAAATCACGTAAAACTTCAGTAGTCCCATCAAAACTATTATCGTCACAAACAAATAAATCGTCTGTATAATTTTCAAGATTAATTAAACAATTATACAAATCGCCACGTAAAATTCCATTGCGAACTTTAAGAAAAGTGGCTATTAATTTTTCACTCATATATTTTAATCTCTGTTATTTTTAGATATTGACATAAAGTAGCATACTATTGAGGAAATAGCAAGCTACTTTATTTTGGTAGGATGATCTTTTTTAGGATAACTACGGATTGATAGTAAAAGCACCAGAAACGTTAGTTGCAGCATCGGGAGCAGAAACAGCGGGAATATACACAGCGGAAGCGGAACAACCAACAGCGTTGCAACGATTTATACGGTATTGAGGAATAGTGGTTAATGGAGCGGCAACGTCAGTATATTGCTGAATATTACCAGTAAATGCAGGACTAACATTTGTCCAAGTCGTTCCATCATCAGTAGAACGCTGAACATGCATAGCCGTAATTGCACCCCCCGTTGTCGGATTAGTCCATGAAACCGCTACAGTAATGGTTGCCGCTAGTGCGGGACTTACACCACTAAGAACAAGAGCTAAAACAAAAAATAAAGCATTAAATTTACTCATAAATATCTCCAGCTATTTACGGTAGCTACCCGGTTTGGACATACTCATTTCATAAACTATTCAGATAAATGATCCTCGTTCCTATTTTTGAAGTATGCTCTAATATCATCACGTAGTTTAATCATACGATCAGACGTATCTACATCTAAAATATGCAATCCATACATGTCTCTCTTCAAATCAGTATTAGGATTAAATTGATTTTCAACTAAAATCTTCCATCGATCTTTATATTTTCTATCAGCCTTTTTGCCATGCCATGCGTGGTATAAAGCCCCTTCCATGAAACCCACATCTTTTTTCAAATGCAACAACGCCCTACCTTGCCAATCATTCAACAATTCTTTATAGGAATCTCCCATTTGAGGATGACAACTCTTATGAACATTTCCCACAAGTGCCTGAGCCATATGATTATCACCTGCTCCAAGTATACCAAAATCAAGTAACCCCCCTAAATGGTCTAATGCTTCTTTCGTTGCCGCCCATGCAAAGCCTGGATGATGAGTATAAATCTTCTTCTTTGCCGATCTTTTAAATGTATAATAATAATATGGATCAGGAGGGGGAGGAAGATTCTGTGTCCACGAGGACATAAAAGAATGGTGCTCCTGAATAACTTGGTGATTTGAATCTAAATCAAATGCTTGTGACCACATTTGAATGACGTGATACCTTTGAAGAAGATGAAGAGTTTCATTCACCCAATCAGGACGCATGAAATTAATATCAGCGTCTACCCAAGCAATATACTTGGCCGATAAAGGTAAACGTTCCATCATTAGTCTTAAAGCATTTTCTTTTAACCAAAGGTCTTCAAAAGTCCGTAATTGCAATAATCGGGATGGATCACCTTCAGGAGGAGATAATACAAAATCCCTTTCACCATAAGCTATTTCACAAGTATAAAGCTTTGCTCCTGAACAAAAACACATTCTCGCAAAATCTTCATATAATTTCCAACGAGAACGATAACGGTAGGGATTAAATACAGTAGTTACGACGTGTAAGTCATCATTAACTTGATCTAAACGCTCGAACATTACTCCTTTCCTCAAAACATAAATAGTTATTTAATACAAAACGCACGAATAAGTATAACCAAAAACCTTATTATTTAATCCACCTTTTTTTGTTGCTTTAATTCTGTATTTCACACCATCTTTTTCCACTACTATTGTTTGGGGGTCTAAGATTCTTTCACTGAGAAAACGGAAATCTTCTAACTTAACATTACCGTTTACATTGGTGTCATAAGTTACCCGTGATTTCATTTCCGCAATATCAACACTGTCCCCATTTGCTACTAAAGTCTCTATAGGAGCACCAGTGGAAGTAGATGTTACAAAAGTAATGGTATATGTTGTTACACTCCCCGTTAGTACAGATCTCAATATCGTCATTTTATAATACCGTTACTTTACCAAAGCCTTGCAACATATCTTTTATTTGACTAGTAAACAAACCCTTAGAAAACGTAAACTGTAGATCAGAAAATCTAACAATCTCTAACCCCTCACTTTGGCTTAAATTAAAAATACCACTTGCTAACATTAATACAGCAGAACGCAATGCTTCTGGAACGGTTAAATATCCGGCTGAATAATCGATTTCTATATGAATACCAGAATACATACATTCTTCTCCAGTTGAATCTAGAAAAGTGATTATTCCAGAATCATTCTTTAGATCAAAATAGAAATCATCAATAACTGAATCAGCAGTAATAGCTCCGCCATTTGGCGACGAAGGAATAGCTCCACCAAATGTTTCAGAAACAGTAATGCCAGAAATATAATTTACAGGATAATCTTTTAACTGAACCAGGGAACGAGAGGGTAAATGAAACACCTCGCTAACTGAGTGTACAGAAATCCGTCTACGTAAATATTGTTCAATACAGGAAACCGCTGTAAGTAATAATCTTTTATATAGTTCATCTTTAGTATGGTCTGTAGCAGGCACGTCTAACCAATCACGTAGGTCATTCACCCCGACAAATAACGGTTCGACAGACAAGGATATAATAGAAAATGGTTGAACGTGGCTAAAAATATTAGAATTATTAGTAAACCCCACCCCCACGGTTGACCAATGCCCAATGGTCAAACCAGTAGGGACATAAAACAATTGATAATATTGCCCTGTAACCCCGGATACAGAAGACAATGTAGTAGTGGAATACTCGCTTTTTTCTGGCGTAAATACCTTTCCGTATGGATTATCTACAGGAGTTCTGTCTCCATCGGAAGTAAAAAAATCATATAATAAATTTACGGTAGTTCCAGAAATAAATTGCAATAACGCCATCCAACCACCTCTTAAGAAAAGGTAACGGGTCCCTTTCCATACCACGCTTCTTCTGATTGTTTCGCTTCCTGTTTACTTACTTTTTTAGAGGATGCAACCTGAACAGGTTCGAGCGCAATCACACCATCTCGGATACCAATATGCTTATTCTTAAATTCTACTGCCTGCTCCAAACTTTCAAACTCTCCAATCAAAGTGTACAGATGCGCGTGTTGCAATTGACTAGCTGTATTAACGTCACTAACTACAGCAATTTTGTCATACACATGAACAACTTCAGTGTAACAATGTTCTTGAAAATACTCAGAAGGACCACATGCCGCTTCCAATACAAAATAACTCATATTTTATTTCTCATTAATCTTACGATAGTTCGTAATGACCTTTCATTATTTTTTTCAATTATTTGCGCGTCTTTCAATAAATTTTTAAGATTATCATCAGAGGTATTATCCATAGCAGAATCACCGTGTATTAGTTTATTCTGCAAACGAAAATACATCAAACGTTTATCATTTTTTACTATATCTTCTAATAATCTATGCGCTACATCACTCTGGCCGTCAAAAGATACAGACAACAAAGGAGTCAGCCATTCTAATGCTCCCCATTTTTTGGTCTCTTCACAAGTATATGATTTAGAATATTCTCCGGTACCTAACGATATTAAACATATATCGTCATTAGGCCATTTTTTTCTCGCTTCGTGATAAACATAATAAGCAGGATTATTTAAATACACTCCTCCGTCAATCAAATCATACTGTAAAGGACCTACGGATAAACAGAAAGGGGGAAAATACACGGGAGCAGCAGTAGTAGCTCTTGATGCCTCCCACACTTTACAATGAGCAAAATCTAAATCCCAACTATTTAACAGAACAGGAGAACTAGACAATAAATCGTAACTGAACATGAATAGGGGAACTGGAGATTCCCCTAAAGTTTTATTTCCAAAAGTTTCTTTCAAAAATTGTTCTAAATATTTAGCAGAATATTTATGTCTCGTCAATCCAAAAGACAACCAATTACGAATAAATATATTTTTACTGTTTGTTAGATAAAAATTTAATAGCTGTTCTGGATCTAAAAAAGACACTCCAGCAATAACTAAACCTCCTGTAGAAGTTCCTCCCATTAAATCAAAACACTGATTTAATGGACGATTCACCCATTTAGACAAATGAAATAAAACGTGAGCGGGGATGATACCCTTACAACCACCGCCGTCTACTGATAGTACAAATTTCATAATACTATCCTCCTAACAAAAACGGGGAAAGATATTTTCCTCCCCCGTTTTTCATTACCCCACTACTAGCCAACCTAAGTTGACTACCCCCCACGTTTTTGATTCTAGACCGTGGCCTAGAATCGCCGTTACACATGTTCCGCAGTCTACGACTACGCCGTGGCAGAGCCTATTTAGACATGCGTAACGGGATGAACCGAAATCGCTTAGGCAGCCCAGAAGTAATACTGGGACACTGCGCGATAATCACGAACAACCAGAGCCAAGTCCTCAAAAATATCGAACTCGACAAACTGACTGGATCTACGAGCAAGAGGCATCATGGTCAATTCCTCAAGAACGCTCATAAATACATGGTTGAAATCTACGACAAACAAGCAAGTGAAGGTTCCAGCAGTAAGAGCACTGACGGTTCCACCAGTTGACATGGTAAGCGTATCAGGAATAGTGGTACTCTTGATAATAGGAATACCGTTATAACTATTCACCTTAAATCCACCAGGAACTTCAACTTTATCAATGAAACGCTGTTGAGCCTGAAGAGCGGCATTGATCTTTCTTGCCCCCGCCCGTGAAGTAAGAATCACGTTTGGATTAGGATTGGTAATAACCTTATCAATCACTTCGTCCATCTTGGTAAGAGTCAACGATCCTGCCGTAGTCGAACCAACGATTTGACCAGTATTATTGGTAGTGCTATAGTTCAAACCGAGAATCTGCTTAGCATTAATGGTAGGAGTATTCCCCCAAATGGTACGGTGTTCTTCACGGTCCCGAATATCCATTGCCTTTGCGCCCATCTCATCAGCAAGCAAGTCACTGAAAAGACGCCCGGTCTTCTGCACTCGACGTGAAACCTTCCCTTGCGTACCAATGGTACGATACGGAAAGTACACTTCGCTATACGAACCCGTCTCTTCCGCAAACGAATCAGTATCATTTACGTCTTCTGCTAGAGTAGTACCAGCAGTACGAGTACGAGCAACATATCCTTCACCCTGCCCCGGTCTACGCGGGAGCATTTGACGAAACGGATTTTGATAATCAACAAGATTGATCAAAACTTCAGAAATATCACGAAGATGATATAGTGAAGTTAAGTCGCCTTCATCTAAAGCCTTTCTAAGTAACGTAAGATCAGGAGTACCCATTTTAAAACCCCCCTCCATATTTAATATTAATTAGCGTTTTCCCTTGCCTTTCAATTGTTCTGCTACAATCTGACGGAGTTGTTCTTGAGGCGGAAGATTATCAAAATTCTTATTCTTCCGTTTCAGGATTTCTCTCGTGTCAGTCCCTTCTTCAGACTCCAATCGGTCTTCCCCATCTTGAGTAGCCGTAATTGCGGCAACCTTTCTGATTGGTACTCCCTTCAAAGTCTCTTTCAACTCGTCAAGCGATTTCTGCAACTCTTCTTTTGCGGATAGCGCTTCCTTAGCCGCCTTATTCGCATCGTCAACAGCAACCACAACAGACTTGGCAAGTTCTTTAATCTCAGCAATCACGCCTGTTAAAGATTTAACTAGAGCGGTCTCGTCATTGATCTCCGTTGCCGTAGTCTTAACCACTTCAGACTTTACAACTTCTTTCTCAACTTTCGCTTCTTTCTCAACTTCAACTGTCTTTTCTAGAACTACATCTTCATCTGCAACGTCCACAGACTTTGTAACGGTCTCAGTAGCATCCTTGGTTACATCTTCAGTGGATTCATCTAGAACCGTGACATAATCCTTTTCTTTAGCATCGCTATTTCGTTTCACGTTCAATTCCTCCAGCTTCTTTTGAGCTTTTTTCTCATCTTCCGAATTCTCGTCTTCTACCGCTTGTCCATTAGAAGGATCATACTTTTCTTTAATTGCCTGAAGCCACTGGACAACCCGAACCCCATTATCTCTATCGTCACCCACTAAACCTGCTACCACCGTTTCCATTTGCTCAAGAATTGTATTACAAGCACTTAACAATTCCTTATGATCTATATCGGAAGACTCACCATCTAAAGCCTTTTTTTCCTTCTTATTTTCTTCTTCCTCTTCTTCATCTTCCCACTCGTCTTTATCTTCTGGCATATCGACGTTTTTCTTTCTAGAGAGAATAGAACCATTTTTTAACAAACTTTTTTCGATATACCAATTCAAAGCTTTCGCTTCAACATTAGCGGGAACTGAAACAAGAGAAACCTCGAACAATCTTAAAGAATTAATAACAAACAAATCCTGTCCATCAATGGTTTGATCGTCACCCTCTAAGACTTCACCCATAATGGAAAACTTGCTAAGTGTCCCATCCTGAATCTTTTCTCTAATATCGGCCTCAGACTTAGAAATTGAACATTTTACAAAAAGCTTATTACCGCGTGCTTCAGCCAATTGAATTTTTCCAATTGGTCTGTTCATGTCATGATTAAAAAGCAGAGTAGTATATTTTTGTAATGAAGTAGCCCCATCTGCAATTGCTTTCTCAGTAATAATTGAATATTGAGAATCAATGTCAGAAGTAGAGGCATACCCTTCAATTATGAAGGTTCCTTCTGAATCAGAAGCCTTTTTAGATTTCTTCAAATCATATTTTTTTGCAATAAGAAAATCAGCAGTGAAAGCAAGAGGAACCGCCTTTCCTTCCATATCTTTCTTTATAAGATTTTTATCGTTCATCAATATTCCTCTTTACTTCATAACTCTCTTATATAATAAAATTATATCACGAAGATATGGGAAAAAAGGCTGTTTTTATAAAATATAAGATTTGAAATAAAACTTTAGTTTTTAATCAAGTGAAATTGAAAAGTTACATAATTAATAATAAAGTTGCGAACGAGAATAGAACACCCTTCCGCATAACGCTGCAAAGATTCAGACATATCAATATATAAAGAATTCATTTGACTCGGATGTACATCAAGATGTAAAACTAAGTCATATTCTTCTAATAAAGGTTGATCCTTTGACCACTCAGAAGTAAGAGGCTCTATTTTAGAAATAGATACTTGATTCATTTTTGCAACCAAATGAAGAAGCGTCTTAACATTGTCGATAGCTGCGTTGTACATTGAATGATAAAGCATAATTCCTCTTAATTAATATAAAGTTTTTTTGCCTGAGTATTTACCATTGTCATCATTTTTGAACCCTTCTTAAAATAACATAGTTGATCTATATCAAAATAACCTGAAGGGGAAAAATCAATGACCGATATTCCTTGAGACCAATTAGTAAACCCCGCCCACTCTGGATCTTGTTTTTGCAAAGTAGCGTTTACATATACTCCTCGATATTCCCCCGTCAGAGAACGTGCTATGTAGGAATCAAATACGTGATGATGTCCGCAGAAACCGTTATCTAGAATTTTTTGGAATATTTTTCTGGCAGGATCGGGATTACTAACCCTAATTTCATGACCGTGAAAAAAATTTAATTTGCCAATTTTATCAAATATACCTTTTTTATCTGCTTCATAATATTCAATATCAAGATCAGATAATTTCAACAGATTAGGCAAATGAAGATTATCTATAGAAGCTAAACGCTTTGCATTTGTATATAAATATTTAATTAATCTTTCTTCGTGATTACCTTTTCTGAATTTAATTCTTCCTTGATAAACATCTCGTAAAGAAGCAAGGGCTTTTACACCCGTATTAACTTCTTTTTGAAAAAACAAAGAGTCTTGGGGGGATACTAGGAATCTAGTTAATGCTTTAAAATCCCATATATCTCCTAACAAATAAATTAAATCAGCATTTAAATCAGGAATAATTTTTTTAGTAAGATTCCAAGCTGATATATCATGGTCCCCGAAATGTACGTCGGAAATTCCAACAACTCGCATTATTCCTCTGTTTTGGCTTTTTCTATTTCTCCTTTCTCAATACCAAAACTTTCGCGCAAACTTTTAATAATAGATTCGTCTCCTCTAGGATCTCCGTCCGCTGTCATTAATCTGTACGATAATTCTCTCAAATCACCGTATGAAAAATTTTCGGTATTTTTAGCTAATATTTCAAGTCTAGCAGGAGTATAGTCTGATAAATATTTCGCTAGGAACTTCAACCTACAAGATGAATCCACATTTTTTGCTTCCCAAATATAATCAAACACTTTCGCTTGTATTAAATGAACATCAATTTCAACTAAGTCACCAAATAATTTTTCCATACAAAAATCCCCACTTATTGTTATTCTATCACATCTTCTGCTCCGGGAACAGTAGTATTATTTTCTTTTTCCCCAGGTTTTTCATTATTTCCTTCTTCTGGATTTTTAGGTCTACCGGGACCAAAAAGATCAAGTCTGTATTGAGGCAGTCCTGTAATTGGATCAAGAGGAACAAATTCATTACCGAGTAATACAAATCTACGATCACCCCCTTGAATAGGTTTATCCCCCGTTTTCAAACGGAATTCATTTATAGAAATTAAACCTAAACGTACCTTGGACATCAAATTCTTCTCAACCTCTACATCATTGTTTTCGGTACTATTAAAAATAAATTGTAATTTAGGTGCAATCTCAGCAAGTATTTCATTGTCTACAATATTCTTTACTAATTTAGTTAAAGGAATAAACATTTTTGCTCTAGCTGAAGACTGTCCAATAGTAGCCGATGTTCTTCCTCCCCCTTCCAATCCGGCATCAACCGCCGCAAGGCCAAAGTTACGCGCAACAATTCTTTCCACAATCGGAACCAATTCAGCCAATTGCATTTCTCTGAATGGACGGGTAAACTGCACCCAGTTTACCTTATCAACGTTGTCTAGCACTTTCATTGAAAAACCGCGTTGGGAAATATCTTTCGTTTCTTTGAAAGCTGCTTTCGCTCGTTCTAGTGGCTCTGTCCCAATATTTCCTAAATGCAAAACTCCGGGAGGGATGTCATCATTAGAAAAAGCAGAACCTATGTTTTTTACTGTAAGCATTAATAAAGATATTTCATTTATAATGGTTTCTATGATCGGAATAGGAGATAATGTGTAAGTGACCGTAGCAAAGTTCTTAAAAATAATGTCATCTTTAGAATGAATTTTATGCGTGCGTTTAGATCCAGGAGGAAGCATTTCTCTGTAACCCGCTAACATTCCGCTTTCCGTATCAATAACAGGAAAAAATACCGCCGCGTCACAAGCTTTAACTTCCAACAATTGACCGAATTTATTTCTAGGCTTCTGAATTGCTCCCTTACCAATAACTAATAAGTCATTAAGAAATTCAGATAACACACTACCAATATCCTGATTATCAAAATTTATGCAATTAAAAAAACGGGTAATAACTTCCTCAGCCTGATTATTATGGTGTTTTAAATCCTTGTGAACAACTCTCCAATCCGTACCATAAACTTCTCTGGTAATGGAATCTACAGCCGGTCTAATGGAAGAACTTGTTTCATATAAACTACGTAATTCACTATAACTTAATCTTCCATGAGAACCGGGATACACAAAGTACATAGGAAATTCATTAAAATCCCCATAATTAGCGTATCTTCCACTATGGGTTTTTTGCATATATTTTGCATAATTCTGTGTACCCAATATCAATTTTTCACTAGAGGGATTTTCCTCACTTATTAATCTACCTGATGAATCATACAACATAATTAATCCCCCCTTAATTTCCCCAAGTCCATATGGAGAAGCCGCCTTTCCCGGTTTCTCCTTTTATTTTTCGTAAACCTTGTAAACTCAGCCAAGAAGCCATACACATATCCGTAGAACCGTTCGGAAAATCCATAACTTCGCCTAACCATTTACACATCATACACGTGCAAGTAACTTCATGCTCAAAACCATCGCCATATGGAAACGTCCATTTTCCGCCTTCCATTTCTGCGAGCATACTTGGTACACCCGTTCGTAAATCCATCTTTTGATTATTGGTGGTATATCCTTCTATTTTATAATTGTTGGGACCTAAAGTCTTAATCATATCTAACAAATATTGTTGAGCACCAACATTTTCTACAATAATAATTGCCGGTTTTAATTGATCGGCTGTATTGATAATCAGACGAGCAATATCTAATGGAGAAGCTTCGTGTGAAACCCTAATGTCACATGGAATCCGTGTACCATTTTCGTTTAAGGCAATCGTAAACAAAACAGTAGGACAATGATTAGCCCCCGAACGATGAGCAAGATCAACTCCCATAAACTTAGGCATGTCAGCATTGTTCGCTACACCCTTCATCGACATGTTAAAATCACGTTGCGCTAATAGAATATCTTTATTAATCCAGGTTTCATCTGAAGAAATAGGAATGAGTCTATAGCCCCGATTAAAAGATATTCTTCCACGTTCTTTTAGTATCTTTTTAAAATACTCTGGAGTATGAACACTCGGCCAAGGAGACTCAAAATTAGGGCCTACCTTAACTTCAGGAGCCTTGAAAATTTCAGGATTATTTCTGAATAAACAAATTAAATCTTCAATATGCCAAGGAGTTCCGATACACCACCATCTAGCGCTTTCACCGTCTAACATCGGCAACCAGTTAGAAAACACCGTGTCAATCACAACCGGACGTTGTTTAGGCAAAAGAAGAGCATTACGCATTCCTACAACGTCATCAAGAATGATAATATCTGCTCTACCCCCAGTTTTTGCTGAGAGTACGCCAGAAACGGCAATGGTAGGATCTTTAGAAAGATTCTTTCTTTCTATTCTAATTTTAGTAGAAGACCATTCGCCTAATTTATCAGGCTTGATATGTGGAAAGACCTTATGAAATTTTTCATTTTGAATAACCGTACCCGCTAATTTACTCAGCAAGGTTCCAGCTAATTCTATAGACTCAGTAGCAATTTTGATACGTATGTCTTGATTCTTGCCCATCTCCCATAATATACGCCCCATTAACTGCTCACTCTTACCGCTACCTCGATATGACAGAATCAACCCGCTCTTACCAAGATCCATCCACCTATGCCACATGTTATGAAAATCAGCATTCTTATAACCAAAAATATATTGTGTAAAAATAGCTGAATCAGTACGAGACATTTCAATCATCATCTCGTCTAATTTTTTAATGTAATTACTGTCAATATTGTTTGTATCTAATAAATCGGCAGACATTACTCCTTTCCTCGTTCAAGTTCTTCTTCTGCGTTTTTCTCTCCTTCCGTGATTGCTTCTATAATTGAAGCTTTTTCTTCCTCACTTGGAGTATATTCAGTAGCTTCTAAATCAATTATCTTACTGCTAGAAGATAAGATACTACGAATAGCGTCTAACTTCTCTTGTTCTTCAGGAGTCAATTCTTTATTTTCTTCCGTGGCCGTTTCGTCTTTGCTAACTTCTTTTTCTACTTCTTTTGCTTTTCCGAAAATGTTATCTTTTCGATCAGCAATAAACTTCATGGTAGACATTACGTCTGCCCATTTTGTCGGCCTAAGACCGTCTACACTAATTGCTTTAGCTACTATTGTTTCCAACACTTCTAACACTGACAACTCAGAAACCATGTCGGCCATAGCAAGGTCTTGCTTGGCTCGCTCCATTACCGCAGTCATCCCGCGAAAGCGTCTACTTACATCTAAGAGTTTTGCGTCCCAGTTTTCTTCTTTCGCCCATCTCGAAAGGGTACTAGCGTCCACTCCTATTTCGTCTGCAACCATTTTTCTGTTTCTATATTTTGCATATAAAAGATACGCTTGTTCCCTTTTCTTAACATCTGAAATTTTTGACATATATCCTCTAAATCTTATTTACTATAATTATTATAGCAAATTAAGCAGAGAAAATATGATTATATAAACAAAAAGGGTTTAGAGAATATAAATCTCTAAACCCTTTCAGATACGAATATAAGAACAATCAGTCTAAATCAAAATTTGCTTTAAGAAAATCAGTTAATTTCTGGACAACAAACGTTTCTTCCTCAACTCTAAACAACAAATAGGATTTGTCCGTTATCGTAGCATGATCTAATTTATGAAAAACAAAGTCTGGTAAATGATTTTTAGTAAAAAAAATGATGCTTTTATCTGAATTAGTCTTCAAATTACTTTCTAGCCAATATTGATAAACTGGATTCTTTTCAGGATTGTCAGTAAAGAACTGTGAAAACGTCCATTCTTCACGCGACTTCGCTTCTAAAGGTCCTAGCTTACGGGAATACCACATTTCCGCCATTTGACGAATGGGAACTAAATCTCCTCCTGACTGACCATATTTAGGATTGTTTCTCGTCAATACAAAGGCGTCTTTTCCCAACCAACCAAAATAAGAAGCAATTTTATTTGACAAGGCGTTTTCATATCGTCCGCCCTTGGCCTTTGATTTTCGTCCTACTGCTCGCTGCTTCAATTTCTTCAAGCGTTCTTTTTGCAATAATTCTTGATCTACAATTTCAACATCATCATTAGGTTCATAGCCTAGTTCGTAAGCTTCATTTTTAGTCATTATCCTTTCTCATTCATTTACCATTCACTACTTTTTGAATTAGACGTTTATTTAGGTTTTGTCGTTCTTTAACCGATCCTTGTCTAACTGCTCTGCGAACGGCTGAAGAACTGTCAACCTTCTGTTTAGTCCAATCCCTAGCGGCGACTTCTTTCCAAGTCGAATCAATAATTTCTTGAAAATCAAAACCGAAAGCACTACATACTTCTGAAAGAAAAATGGTAATATCACCCACAGCGTCTTTCATTTTAGTTGTATGTTCTTCTTCCGTACCACGAATACCCTGAAGAATTTTCAAATACGAATGACACAATTCCCCCACCTCTTCCACTACCCCCAAAATTCCGTTAACTTCCATATTCTTAGGAAAATTTCGCATTGACCAATCATTCTGCAATATTTGCAGTAAACGAAAATCTAACTGTACATCTACATCTTCTACCGCAATATCTTCAACAATTTTATCAGTTTTTTTCATTATGCCGCCTTTGGAAGTATCCAATGTCTATCATTACAACAACTTTCATTTTTACAAATATTAATGATATTCCTTTTTTTAGGAATTGGCCCATTAGCTAATTGAAAAATCTCCCTATGAATCAAATGCCTTTTTCTATTAATATTTATACGACCATAGTTGTATTTTTTATTTGTTTTTTTAATTATGTGGGGCCAACATTCATCAGGACCTTTCTTATATACATATGACCAAATATCTATAGATGCATTTGAATGCGCGATATAAAAACATTTTTTAGAACAATATTTTCCTCCACCGTGTTCTATTTTGCTAGGAAAAACCTCTCTTGCTTGATTACAGACTAAACAATTGATTTCCACTTTCGGCATGATATTATCCGTCTTGCCTCTTAATCTGTTCTAAATAATCTGGATTACTTAATGAAAAATTATAATAACTATTGAACGTATCTACAAGAATATCTTCAAGGGTCTTCAATGGTCGCCATTGAAAAATCTTAGCGGACGGAGTAGCCATTAACGCCGCGCAATCAAAATCACGACGAGGACCAACCACCAAATTACCATGAAAAGAATTCAACAGTTCATAAATATCTGGAATAATAAGACGATCCATGACAGAAGGAATGCCCAACATATTAATGATCTCTAATACGGTATGTGGATCTCCCCTACCAACCTCACAGAGAAAACCATTATCATCCGTAAAATGATCTCCATGTTTATGTCTGTGTAAACGATAAATCATATAATCAACAGAATCTTGGACATGAACATAATCTCGTGATGGGGTTCCATCTACGGTATCATAATCATCACCATTAATTCTAAATTCTTCTCTCCTCATCAAGGCACGAAACATGCGAGGAAAACAATGTACTTCTTTTTGACGAAATTCTCCTACATTGCTATATGCGCCTGAATTATTAAAAAAACGATACAACAAAAGATTTTCTTCAGATAAAGGACATTCAGAGGAGAGTAACCACGACATAGCGGCTTCTTTTGAATTCACATACCCACTTCCCTTGATTTTGAGAGCCAGGGAAGTAGTAGGAAAGGTCAAAGTAATATGTGGATACTGTGCCATTTCGCCAACAATCTTTTGTGTAATCCCCACATTGATAGCATTCAACTCAGAATCAGGACGTGTCAAATCACCTGTAGCTGCTGCAAAATGAATAACATCCGTGACGTTGTTATTTTCTAAAATATCAGCAATTCCTAATTCACAATCCCTCTCAATATATTGAATATTAGGTAGAGCGGTAATCGCTTTTTTATTTAATCCTCTACTATTATTATCGACAGCAATAACGTTATAACCCATTTCCGATAAACGAGTACACATGACTGAACCAACAAAACCTACAGCACCCGTTACAACAATACGATCAGAAAAATGTTCTAATTGACGAGCATTCATTGATTTTCCTCTTCCATATCAGTATCTATCACAGGTCTTAATTTGCTAACCTTGACATAGACCTTTTTCCCCCTCTCGTTAAAAAATCCTACAGCATTTTGAGACGGGTTTAACAAAGCTATTTTAATTGGAATTCCCGCTACTTTCTTATTTTTACAGTACAAATATTCTTCTCCTATTTTATAAGGAAAAGTAGTCCCGTCTAATGATTCCTCTGATAATTTATAAAGATTAAGAGGACACACCGAAAAAGGGTATTTTAAAAAACATACATGAACGGTATTATTAGGAGCATTAACGGAAAGAATTTTTACTTCCCAACCATTCTTAAGAGAAAAAATTAAATCTTCTTGAATATCTTTCAGTGGAAGCAAACCGTTATAATGATTGAATTCGATCTTAATTTTTTCTTCTGCTACAAATTCAAGTTCTTCATCAAAGACAGGATTTTTATTAGCCTTAGCTAATATCTCCTCTGGATTCAAATTCAAAATATCTTGCAAAGTTAATTTAGACATTAAAAAACTCGTATAATTCCTTCATCGGGAATTATTGTATCATTATTTATTAAATAGTCAATCTCTTTCTTAGTTAATTTACCGGGGTCTTTCGTATGATAATTCACATAATAAGAAGCCGGAACATTCTGAGCAAATTTCTTCGCTAAAGCTTTTGACTCTGACATAGCATCTTTATCCAAAAAACAAATAATTTTATTAAAATTCTTTTCAATAATTAAACTATATTGTTTCTTTGATAGACTTTTGCCAAAAACACACACCGCTCGCTCTCCACACATTATACAGTCAAAAATACCTTCGGTAATAATTAAAATATCATGTTTCTCTGCTTCTTCCCAATTAAACATCATGGCATTTTTTTGTAAATTATAAGAACCTACATATCTCAAATCGTCATCTTCTTTTAAGCTTCTCGCTTGAAACCCATAATATATATTTTTATAAAAAATAGGGAAAAACAAACGAGCACCGTATTCTTTTTCATTACGGACATAATTATCACAGTAATAAATAGGAAGGTGCTCAACATCCAAAGGGTCAACTCTACTATATAAATAATTAATAGCGGGATGATCTAACGGCAAATCGTCTACATCTTCTATGTTATCCGGCAACATTTCTATGTCTGTTGACGAAATAACAGGACTTGTATATTTATTCTCAGACGGCATTGAGAAATCATACATCAATCCCGAAACTAATGTACTCGCATAACCTCTTGCGGGACAACGAAAACAATTAAACTTGTTCTTTCCTACATTAATATAGAGATGTTTATCAGTATCTACTTTACCTACATTTTTCAAACAAAACGGACAATTCACCCGCATTTCATCATGAGTTCTTCTGTACGAACCAAACTTTTCTATTAGCTTGGTTCGTAGTAACTGACGAGAAACGTTATTTGCTGAAATCATAGTGAAACAGCCCTTCTGTTTCTAAAGGAGTCTTTTCACAACGTTGAAATAAATTGGGATAATTATCTAGCATTCGTTGCGCTATCTGATTAAAGACAATCTGCATTTCTATTTCTGCTCCGGGAGCAGTGCGCATAGAGCAGACGTGTCTAATAGCCCGTACATTAGCGGACCATCCCATATTAGAGGTTTGCCCGATTGGAATGAACCTGCGAATAGCTGAAGTAAGTTCTTTCTTTTTAGAAAAGGGCATTTTAGAATTATCTAAACTGTATGCCTTTGGAGCAAATTTCAACCAATTATCGGCACTCTCTAAAATATGCTGGATATGCTCCATACCGATAGGATTATTTTTTAATACATCAGGAATCCAAACACTCACTTCTTCACGTCTAATGTATCGTCCAGATTCACCAGAGATGGCCACACCTACACGATGTCTTACAAGTTCTTCTGTGAAAACTTTTGAAACGTTAGTTATTTCAAAATTAAATACCGCATGTTCCAAAACAGACCCGTGATTCACTTTCAGGATGTTATCTAAATACTCAGCATTGCCCTCACGAATTTTAGTGACATTGGGGTTATTGCCAACTATAAAACTATTATAACAACCACGCCCATAAAATTCTATCAACAGTTCTGCATCCCCCACGTCATCTACATTCCACTCCTCAGCATTAATTGTTTTCAAATACTCCAACATCTCATTAGCAAGAACTCTCGTTTCACCAACTTGAAACACTTTAGGATAAACAAACTTCATAATTAATTCACCTGTTTTAAAGACGCTTCGTTAATCTCACTCAGTTCACTAAACCATTTTTTCATTCCCCGATAAAATGAAGGATAATGAGCATTAACTGGAAGAACTGGTACAAAAAAATTCATTTCTTTGAGCGACAATTCAGACAAATTCCGTAAAACAACTGTATCTTTGCTTGAAGTATTTGTCTCAGGAGGGGACATATCAAAAGAACCAAAAAGAGAATTTTCTGTACTTACTAAAGGAGAGTCAACGTCTAAATCTTCTTCTTTTACTGGAATGAATTTATAATTTTCAATTCCGTACCATTTTTTTAATTCTTGTGAAAAGAATTGTTGAATCTTTTCCGTAGTCATAACATTATTAGAATGAAGAATAAGTTTACACGGCTCCGGGTACATAGATTGCAAATTATGGGCATCGGCAAGAACAATGTCGATAGGCCACATTTTTACATTTCTTTTAATATCGTCCATAGAATTAATAGTATAATGTTTTTGTAAAAAGGAAACAGTAGCTTGTGAAAACCGATCACTGACTACTAACAAATGAAATCCACCAGTGATTAAATGTTCTCGGATAGTACGCTTCATGTTCATAAAAACACCTTGCTTTCTGTATTTAACATTAAAATAATTTGTTTCATCAATAGTAGTGTCTTTCAATGGCTCATTCATTATACATTAACTACCCTCACTTTCCTACGTATCATATCCTCTACGAGAAGTATCAGAAACTGTTATTTCTTGCTGTTTATAAGTAAAACGCATTCTATTATAATCAACACCATAACGAAAATATAAATCTTTTTGTGAATTCCTAGCCTTCACTATACCAAATATTTTATCAGATGACAACTTATCAGATTCGTTCTCACCAATACTAATAACATTATCAGCAATTCTTATCTTACCGTAATCTTCCGCTACCATTTCTTTAGATACAATTCTTTTATTAGCGGACAACCTATTTCCTTGTGTTGCCGTTATCACAGATACATTATACTGTTCCGCAATGTCACGTAAACCGGCAATCAACTGTGATTGTCCGATTCTGACTAAACCAATATCCCGTATCTCTAAAGGCGGTTGCATAATATCTAAATAATCTAAAATAAGAACGTCATATTTGACTTGACTCATCAGAAAAGAAACATCGGCTAAACTAAATCCTAAATTTTTTCCTTTATATATTTTCAACATTCCTTTATATCTATCAGCGTATTTCTTACGCAATCCAACAAAACGCACTAAGGTATCGTCTGATACTTTAGCCGATTCATAATCAGCCCAAGAAAAATCATCTGCATCATCTAATATACTGACGAAGTACCGATCATTTGTCAATTCTTTGGACATTTCCAGAGTCACGTGCAGAACCCTACTCCCCTTTCTAACCAATCGACCACCAAGCCAAGTCATAAACAAAGACTTACCCACGTTCGTATCTGCTAGCAGCAGCAACAACTCCCCTTTTGTCAATCCTCCTAAATACACGTCGATAGGAATGAAATCCGTAGTCAACCGTTCAGCCCTACCCAAAAAAGAAAAACTGTTTTCACTAAACAATTCGTCTTCTTCAATAAGGGTATTCTGAACAACCGGGGTGTTGCTTTGTAGCGATGTTTTTAGACTTTCCCAGTCTCCTTGTTCTATAAATTCAGAACTTTTATTCAGTACAAAAGATAGTTCTCTCTTCCTGATAAACTGAATTACCGTTTCACCTACATACGATTGGTCCTCAAACGGTTTAGAGCCGTCTAGTAAGGCGATAAGATCAGCAAAATACTCTTTTGACTTATCAGTCCATTCAACTAACTTCTGATTAAAGTTAGCTTCATTGGACAGCATGTCCGCCGAAACCTCTCCAATTTGCGGGAAACGTTTACGTAAACCTATTATTGTAGAGTACGACCAAACGAGAGAATCAACAAAGAAGTATTCCGATCTAAAATAACTATCGACTCCTAATAATTTATTTTTCGCTAACAAACATAATACTTTAACTTGAAATTCTTCAGTAAAAATACTCAAACAACCCCTCCATATTTACGAATGGAGTTTAACAAGTCTCATCCCTTCTTCTTTGCCATTCTGTAAATATTGTCTCACTTTTATTGTGTCACATAATTGTTTGGGACTAGGAGGTTTTTCAGATATGGAAAAAGTAAAATAGAAGTATCCTTGTAATAATAGTTCGTCTGTTAAGACATTAAGAGATAATAAAATATTATAAAGATTTTCAAAATGTTTAGTATGTTTAGAATTAGCTGAAAGTATTTGAGTAGGTATAAAACTTTTAGAAAAAAATCTTTGATAGGCGCAAAGATAAACGCTCTTAAGATAAATAGGAGAAATATTCATTATTTTTCGTGTTTGGAATAATTGTCAGGAAAGTTATTAAAGGTAATGCGTTCACTTCCGTATGCTTCTCGATAAGTATGTAATCTTGATAAAGAATGACGTTCTAAGACATTTGTATAACAATCATAAATATCTATCCAAGTCTTAACTCCTTCTCCTCTGACCATTCGACCCGATTTCTGTTCAGCTAGAATAGACGATTTTCCTCCTGAAACATTCACTCCTAAAGTAAATTCAGGAATGTTGATACCTTGAGAAAAAATAGAAGATGCTATAACTACTTGATATTTTCCATTTCGTATGTCTTTTATTATTTCATCTCTATCCGTAACATCTCCTGTTAAAACTGCTGCTTGCGGAAAATATTTAACTGATAATAATTCTACATGATCTAGTCTTCTGCAAAGAAGCAAAACCAAAGGATTTTTATTTTCCGCTAAATGTTTATTAACTAGATCAAATATATATTTATTTCTACGTTTATTAAAAACGATCAACGTATCTTCTAAATAGACATAATCATCTTGCCAGCCCAAATAATGAAAATCTATTTTTAATTCAGGGGAATAACTGTCTTTCACCAGGTCTTTATATTCAGCAATTTCAATCGCCTTACCAAATAACCCGGTAATCAATTTGTCTCGTCCGTCACTACGCCCTTCAGGAGTAGCAGTAAACCCGTATCGATACGGAGCATTCTGCATTTCAATGGTCTTCATAGCCTGAACAGCCGGAGCACCGTGCGCCTCATCCATCAACAGAACGGTATGCTCGCGTAACTCTTCTTGCGACATCCGAGAAAGATTTACGGGTAAATCTATTAGCGCATTATATTTTATCCGGGGAGTTAATTCATTTTTAGAGATTACTTTATAATTAGGAACCAGCCGGGTAAATTCAGCTTTCAGTTGTTCCATTAAGTCTTTTTTCGGAACCATAATTAGGGCTTTATGCTCACGAAACAAAGACAAGATAGCCGCCATACAAATAGTTTTTCCAGAACCAACACACCCGACTATCAGAGCATTACTGTATTTTAATGCTTTTTGTAAACCGGATAACTGATAATCTCTTAGCTGTTCCTCTTGTAACTGTAATCTATTAAAGTCTACGTATTCAGTATTAAAAGAGAAATCAAAATCCAGAGTGCCGTTATCTTCTGATAAGCCGTACTCTAATAATAAAGCAAAAACGTCTTCTAAAAACCCTGAGAGGAATCTGTATTTCAATCCCTGTCCTTCAATAAGTTTTACAGTTTCTACTTGAAACTTTCCTCCTGACTTAAATTTCTTATTTTTATAATCCCACTGTTTTTTATAACTCTGTAGAGTCATTGTAAATCTGGCTTGTATGTTTTCCAGAATATTTATTTCATCCGGGTTTTTATCTAGTTCTAACTGAATATGAGTATATACAGGATGAACAAGTAATTTCATATTACTGTAATACTCTATTTTCTTATTGAATGCAAGGTAAGATTAAAATTACAGGTTCTTTTCCTTTTCTTGTAGAAGTCTTTGTATCTCTTTCGCTCTGGCTAATCTTTCTTTTATGGATTCACCTGAATTTAAAGAATTCACTGAGGAAGAGTTATTTCTTTGTAATGCTAGATAAGGATCATAATCCCAATCTCTCATAATTTGATTTTCTTTTACAATTTTTTCTTCTTCTTTTGTAATAAATAAAGAAGGAAGTCCTTCTAAAGGGACTTCTTTCTTTTTATTTTTATTAGAAAATATATTAGGAACAATTATTGGGTATTTTTCTGTGATAAATGATTTAATAGAAAAAGACTTGTCGGAGAGATTTGACCTGAAAACGTGATTTACTATTTGTTTGGTTAAAGTAAGAAAGGAATTATCTGTTACAGGGACTTCCGACTGTGACTTAGAATTACGGGGAATAAAATCCTGAAAGCAACCATAAATGTATTGCTCTGCTCTGCGAAGTTTACTTTCTAGTTTTTTATTATTTATATTTAATTTAGCCGGTTCAAGCAGGGAAACAATTCTTTCAGTTACTTCCTTCTGGGTACTACGAGAGGCAAACTTTTTACAGCTATAATTAAATGGACGGTCATTTACTAAGGATTTGGCAATATTGGCAAAGGTGAATCGTCGGCCATTTTTGGCGGGCTTTGGCATTTTATTCCAGTTATTGCCGAATCTATTGTTATATATGGAAGCGCTCAACCGCCGTTCTTTGGCTAATTCACAGATAAGTAGTTGATCTTTCAGATAAATTTCATTATCTGAACGGCTCATAAAGTATTCATAATTTTTCACGGTTTTCTGTATCGCTCTGACTATGAAATACTTTTGTTGTGGCTCAGTATAATTAATCCAGTTAGCAACCCCGTACTTCTCAACCAATCTTCCTGGTCTGTAGTCTCCTAGTTGATCGGTGTATGGAAACTCCATCTTCTGTGAACGGATATGACTGTTTCTATTGGCTTCTATGGCTTTGTTTACTTCTTTTTTACGCTCATTAATAAAGGCTTGTTTTTCTTCTTTGGTTCGTTCGGTGAAACTAAACGCCTCTGGGTATTTGGCATAATAAGTGCATACAAGGGCATATAGTAGGGGATATTGTAAAAAATATATATTTGGATTAAACTTTAGTCCTGCTCCGCCTTTGGCAGTTTTGATAATAGTTTTTCTCGTTTTCCGTTTGGAGAACATGCCCATCTTGTGTAGATCGTGCATATTGCGTAACAGGGCTTTTTGACTCCGCTTGAACAATTTAGCCATGTAGTCAACAGAAACCGCCGCGCAATTCCACCATCCATCTCCTTTCCATTTGAGACTAGGAAGTAACTGTTTCTCCAGGGGGGGTGTTTCGGTCTGTAAACCGTGATTACGAACGGAAAAAAGAATATACCCTAGTAACTTGATATCAATGTCATATAGTCGTTCTAAATAGATTTTCGGTAGTTTTGGCAATACTCTATAAGCAAGTTGATAGTAATCTGTTTCTTCTTGTGGTATTTTATTCCAATTGATTTTGATTTCTGTGTGAGGATTTCTATGCAGATAATTTAGCAATTTGGCAGTTTCGGCATATCGTTCTTCTTTGTTTTCAAGGCTTAAATAAGATTTATATTTATTTTTATTATATTCTAGATTTTCGGGGGAAGATGTTAAGTCTGTTTCTGAAAGGGAAGTAGAAGTGCTGGTTGTGGAAAGACCAGCACTTAGAGACGAGGAAACTTTGCGAAATTTTGGAGCAATTGGAAACAACTGCGCTAATGACTCTAATGTGGGTTCTACGGTAGGATCGTATATGGTAGGCTTTTTTGGCAAAAAGGTAAGGAGGTTAAGATCCTTTAATTTTTTTTGTCCATTCTCTCTTCCTTTCTGCTTCCACATGGTTTCATTAAAATTCACAAAATTACCTCTTTGCGCTTTTCTTACCTCTTTGACGTATTATAGCATATTATTATTCATCATTTGTTTTTTAATCGATTATATAAAAAAAGAATTGTTTACATTTGCTTTTAATATGCTATAATAGT